TGTTGCTTATGGTTGTGCTGGCACTGGTAAGACCTTTATCACACTCTACAATGCCCTCCAAGATGTATTGAATGAGAATACACCTTATGAGCGTATCTACCTTGTACGCTCTCTTGTAGCGACCAGAGAGATAGGTTTCCTTCCTGGTTCCCATGAAGACAAGGCAGATATTTACCAAATTCCTTATAAGAATATGGTAAAGTACATGTTCCAAATGCCTTCTGATGCTGACTTTGAGATGCTGTATGGAAACCTCAAGTCTCAGGAAACTATTAAGTTCTGGTCTACCTCATTCCTTCGTGGAACGACCCTTGATAATGCTATTGTGATTGTGGATGAGTTTCAGAATCTAAACTTCCATGAACTAGATTCTATTATTACTCGTGTTGGTGAAAATACCAAGATTTGTTTCTGTGGAGACTCAACTCAGTCTGACTTACAGAAAACAAATGAGCGTAATGGTATTGTTGATTTTATGTCAGTATTGCGTAAAATGGCATCATTTGATATAATTGAGTTTGGTGTAGAAGACATCGTTCGTTCTGGACTGGTCAAAGAATACATCATTGCTAAAATGGAAGCAGGTTTTTAATGTTTAACCACGTTGATATTGATCTCCCTAGTTTGGAGCGTGAAACCATTGATGGTGTAAGGTATTATAAAGTACCTGATGATGAAGAACTACTCCGACTGGTCTCCATCACTTCGGTGACCAGTCATTTTAATAAGGAGATCTTTGTCAACTGGCGCAAAAAAGTTGGAGATGAGGAAGCAGACCGTATCACAAAAGCGGCAACGAGTCGTGGTACAGACATGCACACTTTGGTAGAACATCACCTTAAAAACGAGGATCTACCAACCGTACAACCCATCTCTGATTTTCTTTTTAAGATTGCTAAAGAGAACCTAAATCGTATAAATAATATTTACGCTTTGGAAGGTTCCCTATATAGTAAGGAACTAGGCGTTGCTGGGACAGTTGATTGTATTGCCGAATATGACGGCGAGTTAGCAATAATTGACTTCAAGACATCTAAAAAACCTAAACCACGAGAGTGGATCGAACACTATTTTGTACAGTGCATGGCATATGGTTGTATGCTGTACGAACTGACTGGCATTTCAGTTAAAAAACTTGTAATCATCATGGCATGTGAAAATGGAGAATGCGTCGTCTATGAAGAACATGACAAATCAAAGTACATCAAACTCCTCAGCAAATATATTAGAAAATTTGTTAGAGATAAACTGGAACTCTATGGAACCAAATAAAGAACTGGAGCAGGCAATAGAAAGTAAGTTTTTGACACCTTCTAAATTTGCACTAGAAATCGAAAAAATCGTAGCAGAAGAAAACCTCAATTATATTGATGCAATATGTCACTATTGCGAAATCAATAATCTTGAAGTAGAATCTGTAACGAAACTCATTTCAAAACCATTGAAAGAGAGATTGAAGTGGGACGCAACTCGTCTTAACTTTATGAAGAGAACTTCAAGAGCAAAATTGCCTCTATGACCGTGAGCCCCTTTGAAACCTATCAACATTATTTGTCGCTCAAAAATCACTTCACAAATCCCAAATACGACTTCTTTAAGTACGGTGCGAAGACCCGTGCCAGTGTAACTTCTTTCAACAAACGAAAAGATAAATACTGGTTCGAAAAGACTTCCCGCAAGTATTCTGATAAAGAAGTCGTAGATTTTTTAGTATCCAATTTCACTGCCACCGATAACCCACAAAACCTATGGATTGGAGAAATTATCAATTCTGGCGAAAGAAACTACGCCGAGTGGATGAAACGACAGCAGAGTTTGACGTACTTGTTCAAAGAGCAAAGCAACGAATTGTTCTCGGAGAACGAATTAGAGAGTGTTTTCGACTGTTCGAGAGGTCATCCAACCGTTCTTAAAAAGTTCCTGAGCGGGACAATTTCACTAGAGACCCTAGTGATTTATGATAAAATATTCCTGTTCGGGAATAAGTTTGACAAGCAACTTTTGGACCCTGTGTGGGAAACCGTAAGTTTAAAATTGAAAAAATATTCTCCGTTCCTAAATATTGATGTGTTCAACTACCGCAAGATTTTACGGTCCATAATCAATGAGTGAATTTTTTAAATCCGACATTATTCAAGATGAACTTGAAGAAATCAACAATCTCCAAGAGCAAATTTACGGAAGTATTTTGACTTTTGGATCTATGAATCGTGAGACCAAGTTAGAACACATTGAGAAACTCCAAAGCTTGCTAGAAAAGCAGAGGGTGATGTATACTAGGTTATCCCTTTCAGACGACCCACAGGCGGTTGAGATGAAAGAGAACCTACGCAAATCGGTTGCCCTGATGGGATTCCCACCAGAGACTGATATACAAGTTTTATTCAATAGTATGACCGAAACCATTGAATCTCTCAAAAAATTCGTTGACGGTTGAGGTAAATCCTGTTATACTATCCGAGTAAATCCCCCGAATCCAAACTAATCCGAGGTAATCCAAATGTCTTTCGCAGACCTTAAGAAGCAATCTAAGCTTGGCTCCCTGACCGCAAAACTGGTCAAGGAAGTCGAAAAGATGAATAACAATGGCGGTTCCAGCAGCGATGAGCGTCTCTGGAAACTGGAGTGTGATAAGAGCGGCAACGGTTATGCCGTGATCCGTTTTCTCCCCGCTCCTAATGGTGAGGACCTTCCTTTTGTGAAACTTTACAGTCACGCCTTCCAAGGTCCTGGTGGTTGGTATATTGAGAACTCCCTGACCACTCTTGGTCAGAAGGATCCTGTTTCTGAGTACAACACGATGCTGTGGAACAATGGCACCGATGCTGGTAAAGAGCAGGCACGTAAG